TAAAACAGGAGCTGGCCTTTGGATTGCGTCGGCGATTTGAAGACCGGCAGGTACGGATACCGGTTGATCAGGATATACGCCGGGCGCATCATGCAGTTAAAAAAACGGTGACAGCAGCCGGGAATATCAGGTTTGATGCGGACAGAACCGAAAAGGGCCATTGTTATGATGATCAGACCGACGTACTAACGATATCTGGATGGAAATCATTTAAGGACATATCTCTTCTCGATGAAATTGCAGCCCTCGAAACAGGCCATCTTGTTTATCAAAAGCCTATTGAAATTCAACGGCAGAATTATAAGGGGGAGGTTGTTAGGATATTAAATAAACAGATAGATCTTTTGGTTACTCCCAACCACAAGCTGTTTGTAAGAGATAAAAAAGAATGGAAATTTATTCCAGCAAGCCAGACCATAAGGCAGCCTTCCGCTCGTATCGAATTTAAAAAAGATGCTAAATGGGAAGGCAAGAACGAAAGCCTCATCTTCATTGGCGACAAGGCAATCCCTATTGAGACGTGGCTGGAGTTTATGGGTTACTTTATTTCACAGGGTTTCACGTCGACGCAAAACAGGGTTGGAATTTATGGGAAAAATATTGAGTTGTCACCGATTAGAAATTGTATTGAACAACTCCCTTTTTCTTTTTGGCTCGAAAAAAACCAAACGTCCGGAGTTGGAAGTTATCGAATTAAAAATAAAGATCTATATGAGCATTTAAAAAGCCAGGGTAGGTCCTGGGAACGTTTTATCCCAAGGAGTCTATTGGAGCTAACAACCGAAAAACTTAAAATTCTTTTAGATGCACTCATTTATGGAAACGGCCAAAGGAAAACAAGTTGGTCTTACACAACAACAAGTTCCAAGTTGGCTTCGGATTTTCAGGAACTCCTTTTAAAAGTAGGATATTGCGGCTCTATAAGCATTCGCAGCGTAAGCTTAAAGGGGAAAAACAAAAGAACACTGTATGGTGTAAATATTAATCGCACCAGACTTACACCACAGATAAATAAGCGAAAAAAATCCTGTTCGATTGAAAAATACAGTGGTGAAACATTTTGTTGCACCGTGTCGGCGGGCATTATTTATGTACGTCGCAAGGGGAAATGTTGCTGGTGCGGAAATTCGGATGAATTCTGGGCGCATGCCCTGGCGGTGCATGGTGCATCTGATCCATCCGGCCCTGTGGAATACCAATCGCTGGGCAAACGCAGGTTTGCAAAAAAAGGAACTTTTTAACATGCAGCTTTACGACCAGTTCGGAAGGCCGTTTCAAAAGAAAAAAATGCCGGAGCGAAGAACCCTGGCCGCGGCTCCGATCCTGGACACATGGCGGGAATATGTTACGTCCGGCCTGACTCCAGGAAAACTGGCTGCAATATTTAAAGAAGCCGATGCCGGGGACGTACGCAGGCAGGCCGAGCTTTTTGACCAGGTGGAAGAAAAAGACGGTCACCTGATCGGCGAAAAGGGCAAGCGTGTCAATGTAATTCTTGATGTTGAATTTCAGGTTAAGCCCGCAACGGAAGATTCGCGGGATGTTAAAGTTGCCGAGTTCGTCCAGGAGTACTTCGACAATCTGACTGATTTTGAGGACATCCTGGTGAGCCTGCAGGATGCTGTTGGCAAGGGATATTCGTGTCTTGAAATCGACTGGGATGTTTCCGAAGGCCAGGCCCTGCCCCTGCAGTTTGATTATATTGAGCAGAAACGCTTTTTGTTTACGGATGCAAAGGGGATTTTGCTGCGCAGCCCGCTGCTTTTAACGGATGATGATCCGATGGGTATCGAGATCCCGGCGTGGAAAACTCTTTTCCATCGTTACGGCGGCAAATCGGGGCATCCAACACGATCCGGCATATACCGTGTATGCGCATGGATGTTTCTCTTTAAAAATTATTCAATAAAAGACTGGGTTGTTTTTTGTGAAATTTTCGGCATGCCGCTTCGCCTGGGCAGATATGATTCAGGGGCAAGCAAAGAAGATAAGGATGCGCTCATCACCGCCATATCTTCCCTGGGCACTGATGCGGCGGGCATAATTTCAAAAGCTACGGAAATCGAATTTGTTGACAAGGTTCAGCGCACGGCATCGGCGGATCTCTACAAGATGCTGGCCGATTTTTGCAACAAGGAGATGTCAAAGGCGATCCTGGGACAGACCCTTACGGCGGATGTAGGAGATACGGGAAGCTACGCAGCATCTAAAACCCATAATGAAGTGCGCCTCGATCTTTTGCAGGCCGATTCCAGGGCGGTTGCGGCAACCGTAAGAAATCAGCTTATAAGGCCGATGGTGGGATTCAACTTCGGCTGGGACACGCCGGTTCCGAAATACGAATCGATCTGGGACGAAGAGGAAGACCTGAAAGCTAAAGCCGAATGGATGGGCAACCTGCTCGACCGCGGTGTTGAAATGCCGGTTTCTTTTGTTCGCGACGAATTTAACATACCTGAGCCGGATAAGGATGAGCCTGTAATCGGCACCCGTGCTTCGCCTGAAGGCTTCGCAGGGCAGGCCCAGCAGCCACCCGTTGCAGCTAAAAGGACTTTACGTGACCGATACGTCGCAAAAAAGAAAACAAGCGAACCTGCGGCATCTGACGAAGCCGACGCAGCGGATATTTTCGCAGCCCGGGTCGAGGAAGAAGCCGCTGATCTGATAGACGATCTTATCGAGCCGGTTCGCAGCCTGGTAATAAATGCTAAAAGTTTAGAAGAGATCCGGGACGGAATCATAAAACTGAATCCCGGCATGGATGTTAAGGAGCTTGGCCTTGTTTTGGCCCAGGCGATGATGGCTGCCGAGCTTGGCGGGCGACTGGAAATAATTGAAAACTGACTATTGAAAATCGTTACAATTGAAAATTGACTATTGAAAATTGAATATTTAAGGAATTCTACCAATTTTAAAAAAAAGCTGGCTTGCCGCGGCGTAGCCGAAGGCGTGGACGGGAGCGAAGCGACTCAACCAATATTCAATATACAATATTCAATATTCAATATACAATATTCAATTCAAGGGATAAATGCCTGAGATCAAATACGGAAGCCTTCCGTTTAAGGAAGCAATAGAGTTTTTCCGGCAAAAGGTAAACATACCGACTGCACGCTGGAACGATCTTTGGAAATCAATGCACGACAGGGGCTTTATGGTGGCAGGGGCCATGAAGGATGACATCCTGGATGATTTTCGATCTGCAGTTGACAAGGCCATATCGGAAGGCACGACCCTTGCCGGGTTTCGCAAAGACTTTGATAACATAATCGAAAAGCACGGCTGGGGATATAATGGCGGGCGCAACTGGCGAAGCCGCGTGATCTATGAAACGAATGTTCGCACGGCATATGCATCCGGGCGATACAACCAGATGACCGACCCCGACCTGGCAAAAATGCGGCCATACTGGGAATACCGTCATGGGGACAGCAGAAACCCCAGGGAACTTCATCTGTCCTGGGACGGCAAAGTACTTCGGGCGGATGATCCCTGGTGGAACACGCACTATCCGCCGAACGGCTGGGGCTGCAAATGCAAGGTCTTTGCATTAAACGAAAGAGACGTAAAACGCCTTGGAAAAACAGGGCCGGACAAAGCCCCGGATGACGGCACGTACGAATGGACGGATAAAAAGACCGGCGAGACTCATACAATTCCAAACGGAATCGACCCCGGGTGGGATTATAACGTTGGAAGGATGCATGGAAGTAAAAAGGTAGAAGGTTAAAGGGAAAAGGCTGAAGGGAAAAAATATGAAAACATTTGCACATTTTATTGTCGCTGAAATCAGCGCAAAAGACGGCAAGATCCCCGAATGGATTTTGCTGTTCAAGGAAGGCTGGAGCGAAGTTGAGGGAGAGGGCAAATACCTGGTGGATTCCAAAGCCTGGGAAACGTTCAGCGCTTATATAGCAAGACGCGGCAATGATATTGTTTTCGATTATGAGCATCAGACCATAAAAGGAGTTAAGGCCCCGGCAGCAGGTTGGGTCAAGGACTATCGTTATACCGACGGTCTTGGAATCGAAGCGCGTGTTGAATGGAACGAAGAGGCGGCGGGATATATTTTGAAAAAGGAATACCGGTATTTTTCCCAGGTGTTCGGAGTGCGAAAGTCCGACCGGAGAATAATCGCACTCCACTCGGTTGCCCTTACAAATTCACCAAAAACCAACAATCTAACACCGATCCTGGCAAAGCTGGGTGAGGACTTTGAAAAAAAGGAGGAAGGTATGGACTTTTTTAAAAAACTATTCAAGGCGCTCGGTTTGGCGGACGGCGCAAGCGAAGGTGAGGTATTAACCGCCGTGGCAAAAATGGAAGAAAAGGCAAAAAATCCCGATGTGAAAGAGGTGGTCGCAAAGGACGTCTTAGACGCCCTGGATCTGAAAGAGGACGACGGCACGTCGGTTGTAGTTGCATCCATCCACGCCCTGAAGCAGGCGGACAAAACCGGGGTATCCCGCGAGGAATTTGAAAAAGTTACAAAGCAGCTTGCAGACAGGGATGCAAAGGAAGTGGTTGCAAAAGCCGTGGCGGAGGGAAAGATAACACCCGACCAAAACGACTGGGCAAAAGAGTATGCCACGCGGGATCTGGCCGGTTTCAAAACTTTCGTTGCCAAAGCTCCGGTTGTTGTTCCGATCAACAAGCTGCCGGAAAAGAAAGAAACGACCGACGACATGCTAACGGATGAAACCGTCCTGGCCGTGGCCAAGATGATGGATGTTTCGGCAGAGGATATTAAGCAGTACGCATAAGGAAAAGAAAGGTGGAAGGTAAAAGGTAGAAGGCCGAAGGAAAAGGCATTTAATTTCTTACCTTCAGCCTTCAGTCTTCAACCTAAATAACCTAAACAAAGGAGAATCGCAATGAGTGACAGAAATACAGAAATGAAGGAAGGGGAACTTATCAGCGTTCCGGTTGCGGCAAGCGCCGTGATCGACGCCGGTAAAATCGTTGTGGCCAATGCTGCAGGATATGCCGCCCCCGGGTCAACGGCTACAACACTGACCTATCTCGGCAGGGCGGAAGAGGCAAAGGACAATACCGGTGGCGCCAATGGCGACCTGGACATACTGGTACGTCGTAAAAAGGCGTTTAAGTTTAAAAATGAAGCTACGGATCTGGTCGTTCAGGCCGACCTGGGCAAGACCTGCTACATTGTCGATGACGAAACCGTGGCCAAAACAAACGGCACATCCACTCGCAGCGCAGCTGGTATTGTAATCGGCGTTGAATCGGATGGTGTCTGGGTAGAATAGTATAGGGAAAGGTAGAAGGTTAAAGGCTGAAGGCTGAAGGAAAACGGCCTTCACCCCTTCCCTTCAGCCTTCAGTCTTCAACCTAAACAACCTAAAGAAAGGAGAAAGGATATGTTAGTTAACAAATCAACAATAGCGGCGGTTTTCGTTAGTTTGAAAACCACTTTTAACAAGGCATTCGATGCCGCACCTTCGGTCTGGGAAAAGATCGCAATGAAGGTGCCGTCCACTACCGGGCAGAACGATTACGCATGGCTGTCCATGTTTCCGAAGATGAACAAGTGGATCGGTGACAAGGTGGTCAAAGCCCTGGAAGCGTTTAAATACACAATCGTCAACGATGACTGGGAAGCCACTGTGGAGGTTAACCGTAACGACATCGAAGACGATACTCTCGGCATCTATGCTCCCCAGGCGCAGATGGCGGGATGGAGCGCAAAGCAGCTTCCGGACGAGATCGTTATGGATCTGGTCAACGGCGGGTTTACGAACCTGTGTTATGACGGCCAGTACTTTTTTGATACGGATCACGTCGTTGCCGGTGCATCTGTGAGCAACAAGGGCACAGTGGCGCTTTCTTTTGCAACCCTCGCCCTGGCGATGGCATCCTACGGCGTCGCCCGCACGGCAATGAAAAAATTCAAGGATGACGAGGGGCGACCCTTAAACATCACCCCCGACGTCCTGCTTGTCGGTCCGGCCCTGGAAGACACAGCCAACGCACTGATGAATAATGAGCGTCTGGAAGACGGCAAACCGAATCCCTACAAGGGGACCGCAACGGTCGTATCCGACGCCAGGATTACATCGGATACCGCATGGTTCCTGCTGGACACCACAAAACCGGTCAAGCCTTTTATCTACCAGGAAAGAAAGGCCCCGACATTTGTGCAGCAGATAACCCCTGAAAGTGACGACGTCTTTATGCGCAAAAAGTTCAAGTTCGGCGCTGAAGCACGGGCGGCAGGCGGATACGGTTTCTGGCAGATGGCCTGGGCCTCAGACGGGACAACATAGGATTAAGCTGGGAGGCTTAAGGCTTGGAGGTTAAGAGGCTTTATGCTTCCCAACTTCCTGGCTTCCCAGCCTTTACGACAGGAGGGAGAATATTATGGTTAAAATAACAAGCAAAAGAGACGGCTTCAGGCGGTGCGGCATTGCCCACCCAAAGAAGCCGACCGAATACAAGGATAACCGGTTCAGCGAAGATGAGCTGGCTATCCTGAAGGCAGAACCAATGCTGGCCGTGGTGTCTGGTGATGATGAGGCAAAAGCCAAAGCAAAGGCTGAAGCTGATGCCAAGGCAAAAGCCAAAGCAGCCAAAGGGAAAAAGTAAATGGCTTACTGTGTGCTCGATGATCTCAAAGAAAAGATATCAGAGGAAGAGCTGATCCAGCTTACCGACGATGAAGGGACCGGTCTTATCGTTACATCGAGAACGGATCGCGCCATATCCGATGCGGATGCACAGATTGACGGTTATTGCGGCAGGCGCTACAGCGTCCCCTTAGATCCCGTACCTGTGATTATACGCAAGTTTTCCGTGGATATCGCTATTTACAATCTGTTGCAGCGTCGCCAGGGGGCGGAGGATGACCGGGAAAAAGATTACAATAATGCAATCAAGTTCCTGGAAAATGTAGCAAAGGGGCTGGTCTCGTTAGGCGCGGACGATCCTGACACGCCTCCGGCGGATGCTCACAAGCCTGAGATTTCCGGCAGTGAGCGCATCTTTTCCAGGGAGAAAATGAAAGGATGGTAGGCTCGTTACTCGTTAAAAACGGCCCCGCCGAAGATAGGCGGGACGTAACCAGCAACCAGTAACCGGTAACGGAGCAAAGCGACATGTCCGGTATAAGTATCAAAGTCAAATTCGACGAACGGGAGGTTACGGATTTCCTGGGGCGTTTGCAGGCCAGGGGGGAAAACCTGGCACCGGTGTTTAAGGATTTCGGCGAGTACATGGTCAGAGAGACCGAGGAGCGGTTTGAAGGTGAGCACGACCCGGAAGGAAAACCCTGGACAGCGCTGTCGGAGCTTACACTGGCGAAGAAAAAGGGGTCAAAGATTTTGACCGAGGGTGTGTTGCTGCGCCCCTCTATACATGCTGAGCCCGCAAGCGATCATGTGGCAATCGGGACAGATAAGGTTTATGGAGCCATCCACCAGCTCGGCGGCAAGGCAGGACGTGGGCGCAAGGTTGATATACCGGAAAGGCCGTACCTCGGAATTAACGACGAAAACAGGACGGAGTTCATCGAGATCATCAAGGACCATCTGAATGTTAGTTAACATCGAAAACGCAATCATAGACAGGCTGGAAACAGGCGGGCTTTCCGTTCGAGATATCGACATCAAGAAAGGGGCCAGGGGGCTTATCTATCCTGCAATATTTGTTTCCACTACTGCAGGAGAATATAAAAAGCTCGGTCAGGTGAAATACAAGTGCAGCCCGACAATCGCCGTGGTTGCGGTTTTCAAACATCGCGGGGGAGAAAAAGAACGCCGCCACGGGGTCTATCCCATTTTGGAAGGGATTGTACTTCGCCTGATGCTCCAGGATATGGGTCTTGAGATTACACCCCTTGTGCCTGTGCGTTTTCGCAACGTAACCGACAAGGCTCTGGGTGAAAAGGGCCTGATGGCATACCAGATTGACTTTAAGACATCGTTTACCGTGACCCGTGTGGATGACGAAGTTGCCGTGGATCTGCTCAAGGTTGGTCTTGAATATTACCTGCAGGACCCGGTTGATGACGGGGTTGCGGATGCCGAGGATTTAATTGAATTTAGCTGACCCTACTTCGCTAAAGCTACGTAGGGCTTGCCCTGCATAGCATCTGCGACGCAGGGCAAGAAGGAGTTTATTATGCAAGTAAAATCAAAGCCGGGCACAAAGTGTCCGAAGGAAGGAAAACCGAGGAAGTATATTGAAGACGCTGAATTTGTAACGGTGCCGGATACCGCATATTATAAACGTCTGGTCAGGGATGGGTCGTTGCAGCTTGCCGACTTAAAACCTAAATCGAAGTCCGCCGCAGGCGGATCAAAGCCGAAGGCGCAAAAGAAGTAGCTTAAACGTGACCCATGCTTCGCCTAAAGGCTACGCAGGGCAGGAAGGAGTAAACCATGAGTTCAAAAAACATATCATTCGATCAGATCCCGTCTTCGATTAGAAAGCCGGGGAAGTATTTCGAGTTCAACACGAAGCTGGCCGTGCGTACCCTGCCACAGAACCGGCAGGAGCTGCTCATCGTGGGCCAGAGGCTTGCTGCATTTATCGAGGGGGCCACCATTGAAGGCGCGGGCCTTAATGATCTTACATCCGGCGGAGCATTTACCGGCCTGGTTACGAGAAAAATGGTAATCCAGATCGACGGCACCGGTACTCCGGACACATTCAAATGGAGCAAAGACGGCGGAAAAAGCTGGGACGTTGAGACCGTCGCTATTACCGGTGCAGCTCAAACCCTTGCCGAAGGTATAACCATCACGTTTGGAGCCACCACAGGGCATACCAGCGGGGATAAGTGGTATTTTACGGCATACGTGGAGCCTTCCGTGGCGGAAAAAGTGCCCACCGTGCTTTTTTCCGATGTGGAGGCAGCCGAGTATTTCGGGTATGGGAGCCAGGTGCATCTTATGGCCAAGGCTGCCATCGAGGCAAATGCCTACGTGGCTCTTTCCGCATGCACCTTAAACGATGCCGGGGCCGGAGTTGCAGGATCGGGGTCTTTAACCATAGATGCTGCAGCCGTTGCATCCGCAACGCTGACCGCATATATCGGCAACCAGACCGTGCAGATCGCAGTTGCAAAAGACGATACCGCCATTGAAATCGCCCAGGCCCTTGCCATCCAGATGCAGGCGCAGCCGAATCTGCCTGTGACAGCCGCGGTTGATGCCGCCACAGGTGCAAAGATCAACCTGACCGCAAAAAACGAAGGGGTAGTGGGTAATTCCATCCCCATCGCATACGAAGTTACCAATGCCGCGACAACCGCTACTATTGTGGCTATGTCGTCAGGCAGCGGTGATCCTGATGTTGATGACGCCCTGGCCGAAGTGGTCAGCGAGCAGTATCATCTTATCGCAACGCCCTATAACGACCAGACATCCCTTGAAACACTCAGGGACCATCTCGATCTGGTTTCCGGGCCTCTTGAGCAAAGACCGTCCGTGGGTGTTTACGGTCATGCAGGGGCGCTTGCCGAGGCCACCACACTGGCAGGGAATATCAACCACGGCAGAATCCTGAATGCATACCTGCGAAACACAAAATCTCTGCCCCTGGAAATAGCAGGTGCAATGGCATCCGTTCTGGCGTTTGAGGAAGATCCTGCAAGGCCGCTTAATACCCTGGAACTGAAAAAAATACATGCCCCTGCAATTGATGACCGGCTTTCCCGAACAGAACAGGAAAGCTGCCTTTATAACGGCGTGGCACCCCTTGAAGTCGGGCCGGGTGAAAAGGTTCAGATCGTGCGGGCCATCTCCACATACATCAAGGACGGCCAGGGGATTGACGATATAAGCCTGCTGGACATTACCACAATCCGAACCCTGGACTACGTGCGCAAGGCATGTCGTGAGCGTGTGGCGCTCAGGTTCCCCAGGGAAAAGCTTTCGACAAAGACCCCTCCAAAAGTCAAGTCCGAGCTTTTAGACGTACTTTTCAAGCTGGAGGATCTGGAAATAGTCGAGGAAGTCGATGCCAATAAAGACGGCCTCATCGTGGAAAAGGATCTGCAGGACCCCAACCGGCTGGACGCAAAGATCCCGGTTGACGTGGTCAACGGCCTGCATGTGTTTGCGGGGCGGATTGATTTATTACTTTAAGGGACAGGTAGAAGGTGGAAGGTAGAAGACTGAAGGAAAAGCCATTTAATTCTTTACCTTCAGCCTTCAACCTAAACAACCTATTCGACCAAAGGGAGAATATCATGGAATACGTAACAAGAGTGCTCCTGGACGTTGACGGCCAGAGCATAGATGATTTTAATTCCGTCTCGATTAAGGAAGTAGAGATACACAAGGTTGTCAATCTCATGAACAAGACCGGCCACGCGAAGGTTACTCCCCGGTACGGGGTTGACATTGATTACGTGGTCCCCGAAACCGACAGCGAGTTTGACTGGGAATCCGTATCGGACGGGCGCCTTTCAATCGAGCTTTTGAACGGCAAACGAACCACCTTTACCGGCGTGTATGTCCTGAAAGTCGGCGAAGCCAAGGCTGATGGCG